TTTGGGCATGCCAGCGATGATTTCATGCCATGCTCACTTAGGCAGTTGGCGACGCAACTGTTCAGCCAAGCACCAGTCAGTTCTTCCTGGCAGCTTAATGAGCAGATCGCGCCAAGCGTTGCGATTGGTACCAGCAGCAATGAAGCTGGCGAGTTCAGAGGGCGAGTAACTTGTCCCATCTAGGTCAATCTTGTTATGTCTGACAGTTGCCTGTGAGACCTTTTTCTTGTACTCCATGCGAATGAGAGTGCCATTGGGAAGAAACAGGGGTGCCCAGTGATACCCGCCCTTCGGGTCGCCGAATTCGGATGCGAAGTCACTTGGAGCGACTTGGGCCTCTCGATACGCACTGTAGGCGTCGGACCACTTGCCTGCATCGTCGACTGTGCGCTCCAAGTAGTCGCGTACAACGTTTTCAATCCAGTTGCTGATATCGACGGTGGGACCGACCCTCAAAAACATTTCACCAATGATTTCTGAGTCGAGTGGGATGGCAATCTGTGGCATAAGCGGCTCCGATAGTTTATACGTACTAATCAGGGCGTAGTGTAGCCGTACGAAAAGGAACTGTCAATAGTTTCGTGTACGGGCGAGATTTCAATCTGCGAAGCCGATCAACAATACCCACGATTCATTCCTTAGTTCAGCCAAAAAATGGCCGGCATCCCGAAATGAAATGTTGCGCCATTTGCTTGCCTTGCCTATATTGCCCCCATGGCAAAGCTGATTTTGGTGCCGAAAAGTGACTCGCCGATGGCTAAACAGACCAGTAAAAAGATAAATACTATCTCAAAGGTAGCGTTTCTACAGTGTGCCTGCGGCTCCCGCGACATGATTCAGGTTACGACCGGGCTGCTGCTAGAGCAGGGTGTTCCCAAAGGGGGAGTAAAGCAGTGGCTGTGCGCGTCTTGCCTTGTCAAGGGTGTCCGCAGCATCGTGTACTGATCAAAGTTGCTATCCAGAAATAATGTAAGCTACCAATAAGTTCATGTTGTGCTATATTGCCGGCTATAGGTGGGCAAATGCCACTTGTGATGGCACCTTGTTCAGATAACAAGCGTAAAGCCGGTCATTCATGGCGGGGGTTTTAACTCCATTCGGCAATTTCGCCTGGAATGGTCAGGTTTGAGCCGCCTTAAGAATCACGCCACTGCGGCGGACCCAAGGTCGCCAAAGTTGCTGATTTTGACCGCGCCATCGGGAAAGCGCGCAACCACCTCCAACTGCCCACCCATCGCCTCAATGTGACTACGCAGGGTTGATAGGTACATGTCCGTACGCTTTTCCATTTTGGCGATGGACGGCTGCTGCACATTCAGCACCTCGGCCAGCATCTTTTGGGACAGCCCACGCGCTTGCCGTAGTTCGTTGAGCGGCATTTCGGCAAGCATCGCCTGCGCCTTGGTCCCAGCCCGCGCTTGGGCTTGGGGAGACATGCGCGAGCGCAAGACAGAGAATTTGTTAGCCATTGATCAACCCTTCCTTTCGAAGTTGCTCCAGATGTTCGTCGTAGAGTCCGTCCGCGATCGGGATGTGTACGTCATACCACCGGTCGTCTCCAGTCTTGTCGCCCCCGATCAGCAAGATGGCCGAACGCCTAGGGTCAAACGCATACAGGGTTCGAAACGGTCGTCCATCGTGCTGCGTGCGCAATTCACGCATGTGATTGTGTTTTGAGCCGTTGACCCCACTGCTGTGAGGGAACCCCAAATTCGGGCCGCGATCCTCCAGCAAGCGCACGGATGCATCCAGCGACTCCTGTTCATCTTCGGACAGGCTACGCCACCACTCGCCGAATTCGTCGGTGTACTCAACATCCCAATTCATCTTGGAAGTATAGCCTCCAGGGAATATTCCGTCAATGGAATTAAATGGAGGCGGCGGCGAGTGGCTTTGAGCTAAAGGGGTACTTTCACGTCAACACGATATGCTAATCACCAGCACTTCGGTAGGTATTTGTTTGAGCATTTTGTAAACATCTCAGGCGCGCCAACATGGTTGTTGGTGGCGCCTGTTTCGCTTTTGCACGGGCACCTGGCTTCACCCTTAGTTTCGACTTACCACGACCTGAGCCGCGCTGCCCTGCAAATTCATCTTTCCAAGCACTCGCACCTGGCAGTAAGCCAAGCGTGTGAGATTTTCCGGGCAGTAAGCCCTCAACCTTCGGGCAGTAAGCCCACCTAACCACCATGAAACTCAAACTAGACGACAACAATTTGGCTGTCCTCCAGGATGGCAAACCTGTGTATCTGCACGATGACGGCAGAGAGATTGCTTTTGACGGCGCCCAGGCGTTCGGCAAGATCAAGCAGCTCACCGGCGAGAACGTGGCTTACAAAAAGCGTTATGAGGATGCCGAAGCGGCACACAAATTGTTTGAGGGACTGGAGCCGGAAGCGGCCCGCAACGCCATCGAGTTGGTAAAGAACTTCGATGACAAAAAGCTGGTTGATGCCGGAAAAGTAGAGGAAGTACGCGCAGCTGCCGTCAAGGAGTATGAAGAGAAGTTGCTCGAAGCAAATCGCAGCGATGCCGCGCAAACCAAAAAATTGCAGGCGCAGCTCGACCAGATGACCAACGACTTGTACGCCGAGAAGATTGGCGGAAGTTTCAACCGTTCCAAGGTGATTGCCGAGAAGTTTGCCATTCCTGCCGACCTGGTGCAGGCCCGCTTCGGGTCAGCATTCAAGGTAGAAAACGGACAAATCGTTGCCTATGACACAGCAGGCAACAAGATTTATTCGAGGGAACGTGCGGGCGAGCTTGCCAACTTTGACGAAGCGATTGAAATGCTGGTTGACCAGTATCCGTACAAGGCGCAAATCCTCAAAGGGACCGGCGCCAGCGGTGGTGGCGCAAGTGGCAACGGCAGTGGCAAACCAAGTGAAAAAACAATGACCCGTGCTGAACACGATCAGCGTGTGGCCCGAGGGGAATCCATGGGTTCCTTCATCCGGGGCGGCGGCAGCATTGTTGATTAACCAACCCGGAAACGAAAAGTACAGCCGCCTATGGGCGGTTTTTTTACGCCCATAACTTTAGAGGCAACTCAAAATGTCGAACGCAAATACCATCCCTTCGGCCCTCGTCCAAGCCCTGTACGCATCCTTGGATGTTGTCTCGCGTGAAATGGTGGGCATGATTCCCGCTGTCATGCGTGATCCACGTGTGGACCGGGCCGCCATCGGTCAGACTGTGTATTCCTTCGTGGCTCCTGCGGTTGTTTCCGGCAACATCACGCCCGGCGTGATCCCGCCTGATGATGGTGAGCAAACCATCACCACCAAGACAGTGGCCATCACCAGTGCCAAGCGCGTACCGATCCGCTGGCAGGGCGAAGAAACCCGTCAAATGGCGGGTGGCCCTGGTGCGACAAGCATTCGTGCGATGCAAATGCAGCAAGCCGTGCGCACCTTGACCAATGAGATTGAAGCCGAACTGTGCGGACAGTATGTGAATTTCTCCCGCGCTCAAGGCACAGCCTCCACGGACCCGTTTGCTTCGACCTTGGGTGATCCCGCCGGAGTGCGTCAGATTCTCACTGACAACGGCTCACCCCTGTCCGACCTGCACCTGATCATCAGCTCCAGCGCCGGCGCGAAGATGCGCACCCTGGCACAACTGACCAAGGCCAATGAAGCGGCCGACACCACCATGTTGCGTCAAGGTGTCTTGCTTGACATTCATGGCTTTGCCATTCGCGAGAGCGGCGGTATCAAACGCCCGGCTTCGGGTACAGGTGCAAGCGCAACCACTGGCACGGCCGGCTACGCTGTTGGGGCGACCACCATTTCGCTGGCTTCTGCTGGTACGGGCACGATCATTGCCGGTGATGTCATCTCGTTCGCCAACGACGCCAACAAGTATGTTGTGCTGACAGGCGATGTTGATACCAGCAATGGCGGCTCGGTGGTGTTGGCTGCTCCTGGACTGCGCCAGGCGTTGCCTGCATCGGCAGTGGCGATTACGGTGGTGGCTGTTTCCAGCCGCAACTTGGCATTCGCCCGCTCGGCCATCGTGCTGGCTACGCGCCTGCCTGCTCTGCCGGATGGCGGCGACATGGCGGTGGATCGCACCACCATCATTGATGACCGTTCGGGCCTGGCCTTCGAGGTGGCGATGTACGCCCAATACCGCCAGATGCAGTATGAAATCTCCTGCGCGTGGGGCAGCGCGGTGCTCAAGCCAGAGCACACAGCCGTTCTGCTGGGCGCATAAGCAAATCAGTGCAAAGCCCATTCCTTCGGGAGTGGGCTTGTGCAACCAACGTGAGATCGACCATGAAAATCAAATCGACACATCCGACAAGTCAGGGGCCGTTCGTCTTGATCAATGACGAGGACTTCGACCCGGCGTGCCACCAACGCTTTGACGAAGGCACGGCGCAGGAAAACGTGCAAGGGGATGCGCCAAAAAGGCGTGGCCGACCGCCCCTGGTGCAAGCGCCATCAGGACCACAAGAGCAGGACGAGGCGGCCCCAGCTGTCTTGTTCAACGGCAATTGAGCTTTGACTATTAGCCACCAGGAGTTCCCATGAAGGCGAAAAAGAAACCCTCCAAGACGCCCGTCAAGCCGGGCAAGAAGTGCTGATTCAGATTTGACTGGGATCTGTTTCGCATTGCCCTGGCGAATACCCAGGGCAATCCAAAGTTGATCGGAGACCACCATGACCCTCATTGTCGAAGACGGAACCGGGCTCGCAACAGCCGAGTCTTACGCCAGTTTGGCGCAGGCAACGGCCTATCACACGGCCAGAGGAACCGAGGCCTGGCTGGATATTGGCGACGTCGATAGAGAGAAGGCGCTACGTCGGGCCACTGACTATATGGGGCAGTTGTATCGTGATCGCTGGGACGGCTACCGGTTTACCAGTATTCAAAGGCTCGACTGGCCGCGCTTCATGGTGCGCGACAAAAACCAATTGGCGTCATTTCAAAGTCCTGGTGGCCTGGGTGTCGTTTATTACCCGCAGGGCGTCATTCCAGCTGCCCTGATTGAAGCCTGCTGCGCCATGGGGGCGCGGGCTGCGCTGGGTGATCTGGCGCCTGATCAGGAGCGCCTGGTGCAAAGCGAGACCATTGGCTCGATCAGCGTCACCTATCAAACCGGCAGTGCGCAGGCGACGAAGTTTCGCGCCATCGACCTGATGCTCAATCAGTTTTTCAAGAGCAGCGGCAGCGCCTTTACGCTGACCCGGTCATGAGCATCAACGCAGCCAGCACGGTCCAGCGCTTGCTGGCAAAGTTTGGCTGTGCAGTGACCGTAATCCGTAACGCAACCGGCGCGTACGACCCAGCGACAAGCGGGGCCTCGGTGCGGGGCACGGCGCAGTCAGGTGTCGGTGTGCTAAGTGACTATGCGGCGCGTGACATCGACGGCACCATGATTCTGCGTTCCGACAAGAAATTGTTGTTGTCGGCGCAAGGCATTGTGGAGCCAACACCTGCTGATACCTTGAGCTTGCCCGATCCGGTGAGTGGCAGGCCTGTGATCTACAGCATCGTCAATGTGCGCGTGGTAGCTCCCGCAAATTCGCCCCTGATGTACGAAGTCCAGGTGCGCAAGTGAGTTTCAAGACTGATTTTGCGGCGGTGCTCAAAAGGGCGGGCGACAAGGCAGACCTGGTGGTGCGCAAGTCCGCCATTGACCTGGGCAAGAGCTTGATCCAGATGAGTCCGGTCGATACCGGCCGGTTTCGCGGCAACTGGCAATTTGGCATAAGTGCGATCGACCAGGCGACCAATTCACCCCCAGACCAAGGTGGCGGAACAACCAATGGGCGCCTAGTGACAAAGATCGGGTCCTGGCGCTGGGGGGAGATTATTTATCTGACCAACAGCTTGCCGTATGCGCGGCGCCTGGAGTATGGCTGGAGCAAACAGGCCCCAGCGGGCATGGTGCGGATAACCGTGGCCAATTTTGAGCGGCATTTGCAAAATCAAATTAAGGGGCTGTCATGAGTCTGAGCCTGATCCGCCAAGCCTTTGAGAAAAGACTTGCGCAGCTGA